AGTTCACATGCAACTAAATTACAAACAGTCTATAGAAATAGCCCACGAAGAAGCATTATCAAATTTATTTGATTTAAATAAATACGATAACTTGAAGAAAAGAGTTGATTATGACTTAACGGTGTTAGGTATAGGTTGTGTTAAAAATAGCTTTAATACAGCTGAAGGGATTAAAATAGAATATGTAGATCCATCTGACCTTGTATACTCTTATACAGAGTCACCTTATTTTGATGACTTATATTACGTCGGTGAAGTAAGAAGAATATCTATACCTGAACTTAAAAAGCAGTTTCCTGATATATCGCAAGAAGATCTAGAAAAAATGGAACAGCTAGGCCAAACAACGTATAAAAGAAATAGATATTACACATCAGACCAGCAAGAAGGCGTTGTTGACGTATTGTATTTTGAATACAAAACATTTAAAAACCAGGCGTATAAAGTAAAAACAACAGCAAGTGGAGCTCAAAAGGCAATAAAAAAACCAGGTGATTTTAAAGCGGATGATAACGATAGGTTTTCAAAATCATCAAGGGCTATTGAAGTTTTATACTGCGGCGCTAAGGTTATAGGGCATGATAGTTTATTAAAGTGGGAACTAGCTGAAAACATGACTAGGCCTAAGTCAGATATAACAAAAGTACAAATGAGTTATAGCATTGCTGCTCCTAGGATGTATAAAGGTAAAATTGAATCATTAGTAGGTAGGATGACTACCTTTGCTGATATGATTCAGTTAACACATTTAAAGTTACAGCAAGTGATGTCACGTATGGTACCTGATGGTGTTTATTTAGACGCTGATGGTCTTGCTGAAATAGATTTAGGTAATGGCACAAATTATAATCCACAAGAAGCATTAAACATGTTCTTCCAAACTGGTAGTGTTATTGGTAGATCAATGACACAAGACGGTGAATTTAACGCTGGTAAAGTTCCTATACAAGAAATTACAAGTGGTTCTGGTGGTGGTAAGCTAGGTGCTTTAATACAGTCATACAATTACTATTTACAAATGATGCGTGATGTAACTGGATTAAATGAGGCTAGAGATGGTAGCACGCCAGATAAAAATGCTTTAGTAGGCGTACAAAAGCTAGCAGCTGCTAATAGTAACACAGCTACAAGACATATATTACAAGCTGGCTTATATGTAAGTTTAAAAACTGCTGAGGCTTGTTCATTAAGAATATCTGATGTACTTGAGTATTCAAACACCAAGAATCAGTTCGTTAATTCATTAGGTAGATTTAATGTAGCTACACTAGATGAAGTAAAGGAACTTCACTTACACGACTTTGGTATATTTATTGAATTAGCACCAGATGAAGAAGAAAAACAAATGCTTGAAAATAATATACAAGTAGCACTACAACAACAGCAAATATCTCTTGAAGATGCTATTGATGTTCGTGATGTTAAAAATCTAAAGTTAGCTAACGAGTTACTAAAAATAAGAAGAAGACAAAAGATAGAGCAGGATCAGGCTATATCACAACAAAACATACAAGCACAAGCACAAGCTAACGCTCAGTCATCTGAAGCTGCAGCTGCCGCTGAGATACAAAAACAACAGGGTATAGCGCAAAGTAAAGTACAAATTAATCAAGCACAGTTAGAGTTTGACATTAAAAAAATGGAGACTGAAGCAATGATTAAAAAAGAACTTATGCAACATGAGTTTGATCTTAACTTAAAGCTTAAAGAAATGGATTCACAAGTGATTAAAGATAGAGAGAACGCTAAGGAAGATCGTAAGGATGAGAGAACTAGAATACAAGCTACTCAACAGTCTGAAATGATTGAGCAAAGAAAAAAAGATTTACCAGCTAAAAAGTTTGAGTCTGCGGGCTTTGACAATTTAGGTGGCTTTGACCTAGAGCAATTTGAACCTAGGTAAATTTATTAATTTTATAATATTATATTATGGCTAGAAAAAAGAAAGCAAAAGAGGTTGTTGAAGAGGTTGTTGACACTAAAGTTGAAGAAACTAAAGTTGAAGAAACACCTGTTGAAGAACCTAAAAAAGATACTGGCTTCCAGGAAGACGGTACATTTAAAGTAAACTTAACTGAAAACAACGAAGAAGAAGTAAAAGAGGAAGTAAAAGAAGAAGTAAAAGAAGAGGTTGTTGAAGAAGTTAAAACTGAGGAAACAAAAACAGAAGAACAACCAGTTATAGAGGAAATAACTGATGAAGAACCTCAGGTACAAACAACAACGGAAACAAAAGAAGTTGTTGAGGAACAAGTACAAGAAATTAAAGATAATTCTCCAGAGGTGGAGTTGCCAGACAACATTCAAAAAGTCGTGGACTTTATGAAAGAAACTGGCGGTACGCTTGAAGACTACGTTAGGCTCAATGCGGACTATTCAAAAACCGATGATGGTACTTTGTTAAATGAGTATTATCGACAAACTAAACCACACTTATCTCAGGATGAAAGAAACTTCTTAATGGAAGATTCATTTTCATACGACGAAGAGATAGATGAGGCAAAGGATGTAAAACGCAAACAACTTGCTTATAAAGAAGAGGTTGCAAAAGCCAAAAACTATTTAGAGCAAATGAAGGGTAAGTATTATGAAGAGGTCAAAATGGGCTCAAGATTAACACCTGAAGCTCAAAAAGCTATGGACTTTTTTAACCGCTACAATAAAGAGCAAGATGAAATGCAAAAACTAACGTCACAGCAACAAGCAAACTACGAAAAAAAGACTAACGAAGTTTTTAATGATAAATTCAAAGGTTTTGAGTTTAAAGTTGGTGATAAAAGGTATCGTTACAATGTTAACGATATTAACGCAAATAAAGAAGCGCAGAGTGATTTAATCCAAGCGTTTAGTAAATACGTTAGTAACGATAATTTACTAGATGATGCCATAGGTTATCACAAAGCATTATTTGCTGCTAGAAATGCTGACGCTATCGCAAATCACTTTTACCAACAAGGTAAAGCTGATGCTATAAAAGAGGTTAACATGGATTCAAAAAATATTAATATGGATCCAAGAAAATCTAGCACAGTTGAGTCTGATGGTATGAAATATAAAGTGGTGAGTGGAGACGATAGTTCTAATTTAAAATTTAAACTTAAAAATTATTAATTAACTATAAAAATTTAAAACTATGGCAAATGTAAGTTTTGGAAGTGGTATACCTGCCGCTGGTATTGTAACACCAGCAACTGGTAAAGTCACTCTTAATTCAAATTATCTAGACATTAGAAATAATGGATGGACACAACAATATCTACCTGAGCTTTATGCTTCAGAAGTAGAAAAATATGGAGATCGTTCTATTGGCGGTTTCTTAAACTTTTTAAGCGCAGAAGAAGCTATGACTTCAGACCAAGTTATTTGGTCAGAACAGGGTAGACTTCACATCGCTTACCAAGCAACATGTACTATTGCAAGTGGTGCTATCACAGCTATCAAAGATATTGATAACGTAGGTGGTGGTAACATTGATCACTCTCTAAGAGTTGGTAATACTTTAGTATGTGTTATTGCAGGAGTTGTATTCAAAGCATACGTAAAGACTGCTGGTGCTTCACCAGTTATTAAGCCTTACGGAGCTGCTAACGTTACTAACGTTTCTAATACAATTTCAGGTGGTGCTGCTACGCAAACTATTAAAATGTTTGTATATGGATCTGACTTTAACAAAGGTACAGGTTCTATGGCAGAAGCGGTTGAACCTAAATTTCAATCATACAAAAACTCACCAATGATCATCAAAGACCACTTTGAAATTAGTGGATCTGACGCTGCTCAAATTGGTTGGGTTGAGGTTTCTGGCGAAGCTGGACAAAACGGTTTCTTATGGTACGTTAAGTCTGAGGCTGATACTAGAAAAAGATATGAGGATTATTTAGAAATGGCAATGGTTGAAGCTGAGGCTTCAGCAGGTGGTGCAGACGCTGATATTCCAGCGGGATCTGATGGTTTATTTAAACAAATCAACACAAGAGGTCTTACTGCAGATACAATGTTTGATGATAAAACAGAAACAATTGCTGACTTTACTACTCTATTAAAAGAGCTAGACAAGCAAGGTTCTATTGAAGAAAACACTCTTTTCTTAGATAGAGACTCAAATCTAAACGTTGATGACGCTTTAGCGGGTCTAAACCCACACGTTGCTGGTGGTTTAGGATATGGATTATTCAATAATTCAGAAGATATGGCGCTTAACTTAGGTTTTACAGGTTTTAGAAGAGGTTCTTATGACTTCTATAAAACTGATTGGAAATACTTAAATGACGCTTCTACTAGAGGTTTAGTAGGTGGAGTTGCTGGTGTATTAATACCAGCTGGAACTACTTCAGTTTACGATCAATCTTTAGGTAGAAACATGAGAAGACCATTCTTACACGTAAGATATAGAGCTTCAGAAACAGATAACAGAAAGATGAAATCTTGGGTTACTGGTTCTGTAGGAGCTGCTACATCTGGAGATGATAAGATGGAAGTACACTATTTATCTGAAAGATGTTTAGTAGTACAAGCTGCAAATAACTTCGTGTTATTTAACTCATAATCATTATTAAAGAGTTAGGGTGCCTCGGCACTCTAACCCTTTTTATTTTAAAATTTTATTATATTATATCATGAAAAAAACAAAAACACAAGCTCCTAAGTGGGAGATAAAAGATAGATTATATGAATTAACAGGTAATGACAAACCAATAGTTCATATATTAAAAAGCAAAAACATGCTTTATTATGATGAGGAGAAGGGATATGAGAGGCAAATAAAATACTGTGAAAACCAAAAGACGCCGTTTGTTGACGAAATGAAAGGTGAAGTTAGGTTATCACATATTATATTTAGAGATGGAACTTTATTTGTTCCAAAAGAAAAGCAAACACTTCAAAAGTTTTTATCAATTTATCATCCAGATAAAAATAAAACTTACACAGAATACGATAGTGTTGCAGAAGCTGTAAGCGATTTAGACATACTAGAAATGGAAATAGAAGCATTAACCGCTGCTAAAAATCTAGATATTGATCACGCTGAAGCTATATTAAGAGTTGAACAAGGTAGTTCAGTTGCTAGCATGACATCTAAAGAAATAAAAAGGGATGTTTTAGTATTTGCTAAGCAAAATCCAGAATTATTTCTTGATTTAATGAAAGACGACAATGTTGAACTTAGAAACTTTGGTATTAAAGCGGTAGAAGCGGATATATTACGTTTATCGCAAGATCAAAGAGAATTTTTATGGGCTAGTAACAAAAGAAAAGTTATGACAGTCCCGTTTGATGAGCATCCATATTCTGCTTTAGCAGCTTATTTTAAGACTGATGAAGGTATGGAAGTTTATAAAAACATAGAAAAAAGATTAAAATAATTAATCACTTTATAGAGTAGTCACTCTATTGGGTGACTACACTATATAAAAAATAAGTTATGGCAATAAACGTAAATAACGTATACAAATCTGTATTATCAATTTTAAATAAAGAGCAAAGAGGCTATTTAACTGCTGATGAGTTTAACAGGATGGCTAAGCAAGCACAGTTAACTCTATTAGATCAATCATTTGCCATATATAATAAAGAAATTAGATTAGAAGAAGCTGGAGCTGTAAGTGAAGGTTACGCTAATTTACCAGACAAAACAAGAGAAAAAATTGATGCTTTTTATAAAGAAAGTTCAATAACAGTAGACAACACTACTGGCGAAGGTACTCTACCCACTGATGTTTATAAAATAATAGACATATCAAAAGATAACACAGTTATAGAGAGAGTTGATAAAAATAAATTATCATACTTAAAATCATCTAAATTAACACAACCAACTACAAGTTTTCCGGTATATCACAAAACAAGCTCTGCTATTGTTGTAGATCCTATATCTATAGCTACGCCTACATTAAAATATATAAAGGTACCAAACACACCGAGATGGGGTTATTCAACTAACGCTACATACGGTACTAGTATATATGATTCAAATCCATATGTTGATGGTGGTGGTGTACTAGGAAATAGAACAATTGGTATTGTATCTACTAACGCAACAGATTTAACTGATGGTGGTCTGACAATAAACCTTCAAAATAGTACAACTGGAGTAACGAGTACATCTTCAGGTACTGGTATGAATGTTACCATTACAGCATCGGGCAGTACTATAACTAATGTTAAAATAAACGCTGCTGGTAGTGGTTACGCTATTGGTGATGAGTTTACTTTAGCAAACGCTGCTGGTAGTATAATAAATTCAACTAATATTAAAATAACTTTAAGAGCAGAGGATTTGTACGCAAGCACAACGCAAGGGTCAACAAACTTTGAATTACACCCATCTGAAGAAACT